TAACAGTACAGTTTAAGTGGGATAAGTCTCACCCAAATATGGAAGATGACGAATTCTACCAGAAACTGGGTACCTATGATTCTAAGGGAGTTATGGTACGAAGAATCGTTACTGAAGTAGTAAGATACTTAGAAACTTCTTTAGTATCTCACGGAGCTGATGCTTTTGCTCAGAAGATTGGGGATGATGGTAAAATCATTAATCCCAATTTTGCCAAGAGAACTTGGGCTTCATACGAAGAATATAGGGATGATAAGTCTAAACAGTATTTCTTCTATGATACGAAAACTGACCTAGCTTTGTTCAGTGAAAATAACGATACTTCCCAATCTTATGATGATAACCAAGGAAATCAAAATCCTAATAATAAAGATATGAATGAACTACAAAAATTTTTAGAAAGAATCTTTGGTAAAGATTGCCTTATTCTTGCCGAAGGTACAGAGATGAACGAGGAAACTGCATTTGCAGCCATTCAGGAATTGGTTAATTCTCGTAATACTCTTCAGACTACTGTAGATAGTTTAACTACAGAAAAAACTTCTCTTACAGAACAGGTTACTAACCTGAATGCAGAAGTTGCAAATCTGAAAGAAATGGCTCAGGTAGGTAAAAACCACATTGCATCTCTCCGCGCCAATGCCGTTGCAACCTATAAAAAACTTATGGGTGACAAAGCTGATGAAACTATCGTTACAATGTTGAATGCCGAAACTACTGGCATGGTAACTTTGATTTCTCTTACTAAGGATTACCAAGCTCGATTGGAAGAGAAATTCCCAATGACTTGCGCTAAATGCGGTTCTCACGATGTAAGCCGTGCTTCTTCTGCAGCTGAGCCAGAAGATAAATCTAATAACCAAGCTACTGCTCAGAATTCCGAAAAGAGTACTGAAGAGATTCTGAAAGGTATCTATTCAAACAAATTAAAATAATCTCTAAAATAAGAAGAATATGAATACACTTCATCCTACTACTAAGTTAGTAAACGAAGATCAACCGATGACTTTGTTTGGTGAAAAAACTCCCAGAGCGGTGATCTACAAGAGTGAATCTCACAAGTTGCATCAGGCTTTCTGTGTAAAGAAAGACAAAATTATTCATCAGGGTATGCCGGTAGCTTTGGATACCGATGGTAATATTGAACCGTATATCCCGGGTGGAGATGGCAGCCAGGTTTATCTGGGTATAGCTGTAACTGACAACATCAATCCTGCTTATCAGGCTCAAAGAAATTTCCCTGTAGAAGTAACCGTAGCTGTAGAGGCTTTCATGGTTGTAAACTGGGTAGCTAAAGAGGCTATGGAATGTGGATATGTAAAACCCACAGATACACTGCTGATTGACCGTTTTATCACTGCTGAAACTTCAGACGATGAAACAAAATTCATTAGCATCGTACCGGCTGATGAAGCTAACGATATTATCCAGGTATTGGTACGATAATCATTAACTGAACATTAAAAGAACAATGAATACAGAATTTGCACAATTAAAAATGGAAGACCTTAGAAAGGAACTTCCGGAAATGGTAAGAAGTTTGGAAGCATATCGTCAGGGTTCCAACAACACATTGCCTATTGAAGTTACTCTGGAAGAACTGGTACAGGGTAAATATGGTGTATCACAGGATGCCTTCTTCGAAAAGTTGGGTATTAATCCGAAGATTGATACAATGCAGAACATCTTCACTATGCCGCAACAGAATATCCGGTGGATTGTACCGGAAATCATCCGTGCTGCTATTACAACTGGTATGCGTCAGGCACCTTTCTACCCGAACATCATTGCTTCAGACCAATCAATTAATGGTTTGCAGGTAACTATGCCGATGGTAAATATGTCGGATGCTGCTCCTGCTAAGGTAAATGAAGCAGAAACAATTCCTTTGGGAGATGTAAGCTTCGGACAGAAATCAGTTTCTCTGTTCAAAATCGGTAAAGGATTTAAACTTACTGACGAAGTTAAAAATTACGTTTCCATCGACGTATTGGGAATCTATCTCCGTGACTTTGGTATTCAGTTGGGTTATGCTATGGATACTCTGGCAATGGATGTTTTGATGAACGGTAATAAAGCTGATGGTTCTGAATCTGCTCCAGTTATTGGTGTATATGAAACAACCAACGGTATTACTTATAAAGATTTGTTGCATATCTGGGTTCGTGCTGCTCGTATGGGCCGTAACTTTACTACTATGATTGGTGGTGAAGACCAGGCTATCGAAATGTTGAACTTGCCGGAATTCAAAGAACGTCACTCAGGAACTACAGAAGCTACCCTGAATATCAAATCTCCGGTTCCCAACAAGGCTGATTTCTACATTCACCCGGGAACTCCTGACCAGCAGTTGTTGATGGTAGATACCAGTGCTGCTTTGATTAAGCTTACTGCTAAACAGTTGATGCTTGAATCAGAAAGAATCGTATCTAATCAGACTGAAGCTGTATATGCTTCTCTGACTACAGGTTTCTCTAAGATGTACCAGGATGCTGTTCTTCTGTTGGCAGCTAACAAGAAATTCTCTGAAGCTGGATTCCCGAGCTTCATGAACATTGACCCATATTTATTGGTTAACTTAGAATAATATCCGGGATTTCTTCATTGTATTTTTGTCTAATTTCTCCCCCGAACAGTTTCAATCCATTCTGTTCGGGGTTTTATATTATAACCTAAAATAAAAGATTATGGCTAATACTTATATTGTAACAGTTGGAACTAATGCCTACAGTTTTAACGACCAGGTAACAGGTATTTCAATTGCAAAAGGCGAAGAGAGAGAACTTACTGCTCGTCAGTACAGAACAAAACGTATTCAGAAAGCTTTAGTTTCTGGCCACTTAGTTTTAGTTCCGGATAAGAACAAAACTGCCAAGTATACTGATGAGGATATCGAAAAGCTTGATAAGAAGTTAGCTGCTCAGTTTGCAAAAGGCATGGAGATTGGTAAGATTGCCAAAGCCTATTCTCTTGAAGAAGCTAAGCTGATTGCTAAGAAACACGAAATCGAAGCTGACCCGAAAGATACCGTAAAAGATATCCTTGAAGTTTTACTTGAAGATTTCGAAGAAAACAAAGAATAAACAAATCCGAATATAAATGAAAAAGAATCTAGACTTCACATATGTAACATCA